GCATCAGCCGCGCTGGTGGGCTGGATCTTGCCCTGCTCCACCCCGGCGAGATACCCCACCGGCCGTGCGAGTGCACGTGTCGGCAGGCCGGTCACCACGTTCACCAGCGAGGCTACGTCCTCGATGGTTTTCTTGGCGTTGAGCTTGCCGTTGATCGCGTTGTAGACATCGGCCGGCACGCCCACAGATGACTCGAGCAGGCCAACGGTCGGCGAGAGGCTCACGCGGTCGTCGTTGGGGTTTGAGTTGAACTTGTTGATGCCCGCGTTCGCGAGCTGCCCGACGAACGGTACGTAGGCCAACAGGCCCTTGATCGTGCCCATGCCGAACACGGCCGCGAGCCAGTCGTCCAGGTAGCCGTCGTGGTCCTTGTCGTCCGGCCCGCCCATGAACGCCTGAGCGATCGCCTCGGCCACCCAGATGGGTGCCAGCACGCCGAAGAACACGACGCCAAGGGCTTTGCCTGCGCCCTTCTTCAGACCCATCTCGCTCGCGATCTGCTGCAGCGCCGTGGCGTTGGTGTTGGCGAGCATGTTGAAGTAGCCCGCGAACTGCGTGAAGATCCGCGCATACGCCGGGCCGGTCTCGATGCGACTCACGTCCTCCGGGCTTGTGGCCTGTTGGGTCTGGCGAATCGTCCCATCGGCAAAGCGCACGGCCTCCTTCTCACTCAGCCCATCCGCCAGGCCTTGGTTGTAGGCCGCCGTCCAGATGATCGGGCCGGTGGTGTTGTCGATGGCCTGCTGCAGGAAGTAGGTGTTGCGCAGCGACCAGGCCTGGGCCTTCTCGTAGAGCGAGTGGTTGAGCACGATGTCGTTGACCAGGTCGGTCATGTGCGTGATCTCGCCCTCCATGCGGTTGCGCATGAACTCAGACTGAGCCTTAACGGCCTCGATCATCTGCTTAGGGTGCGCGACCATCTGCGCAGCGGCGCGCATCATGTGGCCGCTGTCGACCTTCACGCCGGCGGACAGGAAGCCCGTGAGCTGCTGAACCGAGTTGGAGATGTTGGCGAACATGAGCGCAGCGCCGGCGCGAGAGCGCAGCGTCGAGAGCAGGCGCGAGGCGCCGCCGTCTCCGGCGATCGGTGTCTCCACCATCTGGCGGGCGCTACGGTTCAGCCAGGGCAGTAGCATGCCGCTGTATGCCGAGGGGTCGATGCGGTTCAGCGCCTGGCTCACGCCCTTGTTGCGCAGCAGCTTCGCCACACCCCGCACGGCAGGCTCCATGTGCGAGAACAGCAGCACCTTGTCGAGGTGCTGGGGGATCGTGCGCAGGTCCAGCTTCAGCGGCCGGTTGTACTCGACGCGAGTCTTGGTGAAGCCCTTGTTCGTGGCCGGGAAGGCGAAGGCCATGTTCTCGTTTTCGATCTCGGCGAGCGAGCGCAGGTCGGCGTCGTTGACGAGCATCGGGTCCGCCTGCGCGGGCAGGTAGCCGCCGGCGCGCTCGACGCCGAAGGGGTCGACGAATGGCGTGGCGGTGACCTCGTTGAAGTAGCGGCCGAACACGTCGCGGTGGGCTTTCTGCGCCTGCGGCTTGGTCTTCTCGAGCAAGTCCCACACGCCCTGGGCGAAGTCGAAGTGCTCGCGTGTGAGCACGCCCTCCTTCGCGAGGCGCGTGATAAAGGCGCTCCAGCGGGTGGTGTCGAGCTTGCCGTCGGGGGTGAGCTCGCCCCAGTTGCGGCCCAGCAAGAGCTTGCGCAGGTTGCTCTCGTTGCCGGTGTGCAAGATCGCGTGCATCAGCTCGGCGTGGCCGATGCCGTTGTGCCCCTTGCCGAACGTGTAGCCGAGCTCGGGGGCCTCGATGAGCTTGTGCGTGAAGCTGGGCGCGACCTTGTCGACGAGGTCCGTGAAGGCCTTGCGGTAGGCGACGCGGTCGCTGCGGTAGTGCTCGGCCGCGTCCTTGACGGGCTGGAACACGAGACGCAGGAATGGCCCGCCGAACTTGCCGTCCATCTTCTCTGACCACTGCTCGACGCGACGCAGCAGCGCCCCGGCGAACTGCAGCCAGCGCTTGCGCTTGTCGGCGTCCGTGAGCGCGCTCTCCTCGCCCGGCACCTTGTCGGGGATGCCGATCTTCTCCATGCGCTCATGCAACTGGTTGGCCGCGTCCTCGATGTCCATGAGGTCGCCGTCGACTTCCATCTGCCGCGATCGCTTGGCGAGGAACCACAGCGACTGGATCTCCTCGTGGAGGCTGCGCAGCTGCTCGACCGTCAGCGACTCCAACGGTTGAGCCATCTGCAGGGCACCCTCCACCATCGGGCGGATCGTGTTGTAGGTCTCGGGGTCGTTGCTCTTGACGGTCTCGAGATAGTCGGCCGCAGCCTTGGTCGTCGAGGTCTCAACGCCGTAGGCGGCGAGCACTGCGCGGGCCGCGTTCACGATGTCCGGGTCGCGACCCTCGTCGACGACCTTCTCGTCGCTGCCCTTGACGACGCGCTTGAAGAATTCGAAGATCTTCGCGGCCTCGTTCTTGGCGTCGATTACAGCCTTCGCTGCAGCATTGTTGAGGAGCTGGTCTTGCTTTGCCTTGACCGCCTCTTCGGTCTTGCCACCGGCGGTGGCCTCTTGCCAGGCACGCGCAGCACGGCGCTCGGCCTGGGTGTGCTGCCACACCTTGGCCTTGAGGTCTTTCAGGACCGTGTTGTTGGCGACGTTGTTGCCGAACTGTTTGGCCGCCTCTACGAGCGCGTTGACCGTGACCTTGGCACCGTTCGACGCCACCCGCCCCGTGTCTTGCCGGGGGTTCAGCATCTCGCGCTGGGTGCGCAGCTCGGTCGCCAGGCTACGGGCGCGGGCTTCGTTGTGCACAGCCTCGTTGGCTGCGGCCTCGATCGCGCGGTCGTCGACAAGGTCGCCGTGGTCTTCGAGCATGCGTCGCTCGGTGAGGGCGTCGATGACATCCTGCTTGTTGCCAAAGCGCTCGATGGCCTTGTACATCGCATCGGTCGACGGGTAGCCGAACGCGTCCGCGATGGCGGCTGTGTTCATGTCCGCCGCCACGGGGCTCGCGTCGTGCTCTGCCTGGGCCTTGTCGAGCGCCTGCTTAGCCAGCACCTCGGGCATCTGGTTCACCTCTTCGGTGACCTTGGCGCGCACGTCCTTCTCGATGCTCTTGGCCTCGCGGCGTAGCTTCTTGATGACCTTGTCGCGCGCCGTGACGGCCCACTTCAGGTCGGCCATCGAGCGGCGCTGCAGACGCTCGGCGGCCTCTGCGTCGGCGGTCTCATCGGGCACCATGCCGGCGATCTCGTTGGCCTGCTGAATCTGCTCATCGGTTGCGAGCATGCGGTCCATGACGCGGCGGATGTCGTCGTTGAGTGGCGTCTGTGCTGAGTCGGGCTTGCTCGCAAGGAACGACTGCAGCGACTTGTAGACCGACATCAGCCAGGCGCGGAAGCGCCGGAAGAAGGGTTGCAGCTCGGTGCTCGGAGCCTTGCCCTCCATCACGTACTGCTCGATCGACTCGGCGAAGCGCTCATGGTAGCGGCGCTTCTCGTCGAGGCTCATGGCCTGCCAGGTGGCGAGATCCTTGACCCCGAACCAGGCCAGGATCTTGTTGACGTCGTCCGCGATCTGCTCGGGCGCGTTGGGCTGGCTCGCGATGTCGGCCAGCACCTCGAGATAGAAGTGGCCCGACTCGTGGAACCAGGTGCTCAGGTCCGCCGTGGGAGATAGCACGAGCTCGAGCGACTTCGGGTTGAAGCTGCCGCGTGGGCCTTGGCCCAGGATGCTTGGGTTGGTTGGGTCGAACTCGCCGTTGTTGCCGATGCGGCTCTTGATCTGGTTCGGCTCGAACGCGATGAAGTGCACCGTGTCGGTGTCCATGCCGGACATCTGGAACTTGTCGCTCACCGTCTGGTCGATGAAGCCATCGTAGCCGGCCTCCTGAAAAGCGCGGCGTGCGATTTCAGAGGAAACGATGCGGCCGGTGTCATCGGTCGAATACATCGTCCCTTCGTTTGTTTTTACGAGCTTGACAAGGTCGGACGCCGAGATGCTGTCCCCCTCAGCTTTCTCAAAGATGGCTGCGATAGTCTGTTCGACATCCACGTCATGGTAGTCGCGCGCCACGTCGCGCAGCGCCTCAACGAAGTCAATCAACGGACCTGTTGGCTCGTCGTACTCGTCCGTCTCCTCGTTGTAGTTTTCTTCGTACGACAGCGCGGTCTCGTTGCCGCCCAGCACAACGGGGTTTTCAAACTTGACCCAAACAGGCATCGACGCGCCGGCGTGCTGCACACGCAGCGACTCGCGGGCCTCGGCCATCACCGCAGGGTCGTCGTACTCGCGGTCTGTCTCCTGCGCAATGCGTTCAGCCGTTAACGCCAATTTGCTGGTGAGATCAGGCCCCTCCCCCGCGTAGTTCGAGCTAACGTCTTCTGGCGTGTTGCTGGCGTAGAACCCCGCGCCCAGGTCGCTCTCAGGGTTCGCCGTATCGCGGCTGAATGTGTAGAACTCGCCGGTGGTGCCGTGCAATGCCGCCACCACGACAGGCGCTCCTGGCGTGTAGTCGTGGGCTTCACCGAGCGGCACGACGTCGGCGTCGCCTACCCAACGCTCGAATCCGCTCGCGGTGTTCGCGAGCTGGTTTAGGACTCCTGATTGCTCGGGGTGGGGGTCGTCCCATCCGTAGCGCTCGGCGAAGTCTTTGTTGACGGCTTCAACGCGGGGACGGAGGTCATCGTCAACCCACTTGAGTAGATCGGATGCTTGGGCCCCGCCGTCGTTGTCAAGCCGCGCAGCCGCGTCACCGATTCGCTTTCGGTAGTCGGCGTCGCCGTTGGCCCAGTTGTTTTCACGGAGCTCTCCGTCGGTTTCGAATCGCGTGACATTGCTGATCTCCTGGTTGAACGCCTGCGCGCCAACCGCACGCAAAACGGCTTCGTGGAAGGCGTCGTTCTTCTCGCGCGAGGCCTTCTGAAGCTCCTTGATTTTACCCTTATCCGTCTCCCCCTCGAGGGCGAACTTCTCATCCGGGAAGTTCAGCACCCGGAAACCGTCAACAGTGGGGATTGGCGGGGCGTAGCTGTGGCCCAGCTCAGCGCTCAGCGAGGCATAGAGCGCCGAGGTCTCCTCGGCGGTAAGGGTTCGCCCTAGGGTGAACTCCGAGCCGTTCTGGCCGAACTTGGCGCCGTTGTAGACCGGGAAGTGCCAGGCCATGCCCTCCTGGGAGAGCACCAGCCCGCGAATGTCTGCAGCGAGCTGCACGCGCAGGCGCGACTGGCCCGACACCCGTCCGTTCTCCACGGTCACGCCAGCGCGCTGCTGGACCCCGACCGAGGTCTGGCCCTGCCAGCCCGAGTAGAGCTGATCGCCGGCGGTTGTCATAAGGCCCAGGCGGGCATCGATCAGATCGCGCCCATTCTCGTCGGCCAGGGCCTTGCGGATCGCGGCCAGGTATTCCTCTTGCTGGAACATCGGGGCTTCGTGAATACCAGGAAGCACGCCGGTGGATGCGCCGGGTGTGGCCTCCCAGGACACCTGCGCGGTGCGCTCCTGGAGCGCGTCGCTGAAGTCGTAGTCACTGGCGTCGATGTCCGCCTGAGTGATCTTCGACTCCATGCCGAAGCGCGTCGCGGCGCGGTAGTGGTCGTACTCGCGGCCCTTGGCAATCTCGTGCCCGCCCTCAGGGTTCGCGACCCGGATGCCCTTCTTGTCCTCGTAGGCGTTGCGCTCTTTCTCGCTGCCTTCAACGCGCGCCTTGATCGAGGTCCAGATGGCGGCCTGGACCTGGTGCGGACGCCAGCCCATGTTGTCGGCGATGCGCTTGATCTCGCGCTGCGCGAAGAGGTACTTCGGACCCTGGTCGAGTTTCTTGTCCCCGTAGTCGAAGGCAAGCGCGATCCACATGTCCATCGTGGAGTGGTGCTCGTCGACCTTGCTGGGGTCGATCTCCTCCATCAGGTCCGTGTAGAAGTTGTTGGTCTTGATGCCTCCCCAGTCCTCGCCACGGTTAAGCCAGGCCTCGGCCTTCTTGCCCATCGCGGTCGGAAAGCGCCCGGCGGTGATCGGCTCGCCCGCCTTCCACTGATACCAGGCCTTTAGCGCCGAGGTCGTGTTGACCGAGACGTTCGTGCCCGGCGAGTAAATGGCGAGCAGGCCAATGAACTTTTCTGCAGCAGCCTTGTCACCGCCGACCATGTCGAGCACCGCGCGCGCAGACTTCTCGTACCAGTAGCGACCGACCTGGCCTTCGACGGTGAGCTTCTCGAGCTTCTTGCGAAGGACTGCGAGCTGCTGCGGCGACTTGCCGACCCAGTCAGGCGCGCCCACGTAGCGGCCGTTGCTCTCACGCTTGTGGCCTGCGTCGCTGGTGGGGCCCTGCTCGTAGACGGGCGCCTCGGTCTTGCGCTCGAACTCTTTCACGAGCTCGGACTTAAAGAGCGCCTCGTCCTGGTTGCCGTCAAACACGCCGGCGGCTTTGAGCGCCGCGTGCTCTGCCGGGGACACCTTCTCGAGGAGCTGCGACCAGCGCGCACGCGTGGGCGAGCCGCTGGGCAGATTCTTGTTGTCGTTGATCGCGTCGACGACCTGGTCGCGCCCGAGGCTCGCGCGCTTGCCCTCGGCCGGCACGACAGCGCCGGTGGTCTTGGCGAGCTGGCCCATGTACTCGGGCTTGATCGACTGATCGCCTAGCATGATGACCTGCGCCGACTGCGTGCCACTGAGTCGGTCCAGGTAGCCCGAGTAGCCGGCGTCGAGCAGCGCCGACTCGAAGTCGGTCTGACTGCCTTTGCGCAGGCGCAGCGGGTCTGTGTTGGCGTCGTAGACGTTAGTGAGCGTGGCCTTGTGGGCGTGGCCGCCGACACCGGCTTCGGGGTTGATGCCCGTGCCCTTGTCGGCGTAGAAGTAGACGCGCTTGGCGAGCCGTTTGTCGGTGGCGTTCGCGTAGGTATCGTAGCCGCTGCCCTTGAGCCCGGTGCCGTAGGCACCGCCGCTCAGCACCTGGCGCTGGGCTTTGCTGTAGTGGTAGCCCTCGACGGTCAGCGCGCCGGGTCGGTTGCCGCTGTCGTTGAGCGTGCTGCCCTGACCAGTGGCCTCGCCCGTAACGCGCAGCGGGTAGCGGGCGTACATCTCCTCGGGCGTCATGCCAAGGCGCTGCGACATCGTCGAGTAGAAGGCCGCAGCCCAGTGGCTCATGGCCTCGTTGACCTGGGCGCGGTAGCGGCCCGCCGTGTTGAGCTGCTCGAGCAGCGTCTGGCGCACGTTCTCTGCCGACTGGCGGATTGCCTCCGCATCGTTCGCGCCAGCGAGGGACTCTTCGAAGTCGCGCTTGAACTTGTCCTGCAGCTGCTCGCGCACCTGCTTGGCTTCAGCGGCGCTGAGCTCGTTGTCGCCAAAGCGAAGGTGCTCGACCAGCGAGCTCTCGAGCGGCGTGCCGCGCGTATTGGTGATCATGTCGGCGACAGGCACCGACACCTCGCCTCCAGACACAGCAGCGAGTTTGAGCTCTTCCTGGTTCAGGGTCGGGAACACCTGGCCGATGTCGAGCTGGCTCTGGTTGAAGGCCTCCATGAGCGTGGCCGCATCGATGCGTACACTGGCCTCGCCGCTGAGCTCGTGCAGCAGGCTGCGCATTTCCTCGGGGCTGCGCTCGGCCAGCTTGGTGGCCTCCACCAGCTTGGTGAGATCGCCGAAGGCCGTGGCGGCGTCCTCGGCGCGAGCCGATCCGTCTGCCTGCTGGGCTACACGTGCGAGCGTGTGCGTCACCGCAACGTTGCCGCCGACGCCGATCAGAATCGCAATAAGCGTCTGGGCAGCGGCGCTGGGGCGCTCGCGCAGGTAGTCGCCAAAGGTCTGCTCAGGGTGCAGAACCGCCCACTCGTTCAGGTCTTGAAAGATGGTCGCGACCTGCTCGCCCGGGATCTCGGTAGCAATCTGGTGGGCGAGCATCTTCGTGATCGACGAGTTTGCTTTCAGATCCCCGATCAGTTTGCCGAGGGGGATCTTCTCTGTTGCGTACTCGATGACCGCGTCGCTTGCGCCGTAGCCAAGGGCCGTCCACTGATCGGCGCCTGCCTCGCGGGCCTTTTCATAGGACTGCCCGCCCGTGGTGCCAGCCATGCCGTAGAGCACCGCAGGTTCACCGCCAGGCAGCAGCGCCAGAGGCAACAACAGCGTGTTCTGGGTAAGCGACTGCACGCCGCTCGAGATGGAGTCGGTCACCAGGTTTCCGCTGTCGGGGCTGAGCTCCTTCGCGCGGCGCTCGTCGTAGGCGCCGATCATGCCGAAGCCTTCGGCCAGTCGACGCAGCGGGTTGCCGCCGACGCTGCCGCGCCAGCCGGCGGCCTGCTCTGGGGTGTCGGCCTCCATGAAGTCGAACGGCACAGCGAGGAACTCGCTGACGGCGCGCATCAGGCCAGCGGCCCCTGCGTCGGCGCGCCGCGCGCCGGCGGCGATGTCGCCCATCAGGGTCTTGTCCTGCGGCTTGTCGGGGGAGCTGGTGATGTACTTGGCGGACGCTACGAAGAAGTCCGCCAGCGCGGCCAACGAGCCGCTGTCGTCGTGCGCCAGCTTGGCGAAATCCGCGTTGGTGTACTTGCGCTGCAGAACGGGGCGAGTCGCCGTGTCCTGCTGGACCTGTTGGACCTGGGCCTGCTCTTTGAGCTGAGGGTTCGCCTCGACTGCTGCAACCGGGTAGCCCAGATAGCTCGCAACACGGCGCTGCGTGCTGTACTGGTCCGGGTTCACCTTGACGGCAGTCGAGAGCTGACCCGCGACAGCCTGCTTTTGCTGGCGCTCGGACTCATCGAGCATGTTCAGGTACTCGTTGTCCGATTGCGCAACGTCAGGCGCCGCCGTGTCGGGGGCGTTCAGCAGATCGTCGTATTGGCTCATTGTTTAGCGGGCGGGATAAGCGGGGCAGACCGTGATTTCGCCAGCAGATAGAGCCGACGGACGTTTTCTGGCGTTGGTGCGTACAGCGGATTGTTCGGGTTCTGCTTGTACTTGGTTTGCAACGCGGTGACGATTTTCGCACGCTCGTCGTCGGGCACGATCACCTGCTGCACCTGATCGCCCTGCAAACGGATCACCGGCACGTCTTTGTTGCTGGACAACCAGCCCGGATCGACCTTCACGGTGCGCGCCATCTCGTCGCGCATGAGCTGTTCTTTCTCGTCCTCGCCGAGCTTGCCGCCCTTCTTGGTCTGCGCTGCGGCGATCAGCCGCTCGACGCGGTACTTCAGGTCGCCGAGCTGCTCTTTCTCTAGCTGCGAGCGCGGCTGGTAGGCGTTTAGCTCGAAGTCGCTCGCGATGCGCTTGAACGAGTCGTCGTCCATCTTCGCCTCGGTGAGATCGTGCGGCGATTTGATGAGGTTGTCGTAGCGATTGAGTAGCTGCTCGGTGGCCGCGAAGCCAAAGGTCGAGCGCAGAGCCTGCACCTGGGTGCGCGACATGGCCGACAGCTTCGTGGGGTCTGTCGCCTCCAGGTACTTGTCTGCGTTGGTCATCAGCAGCATGCGGTCCTTGCGCTGCTCGGCGGCCAGCGCGCGACCTTCCGCTGCAGCGGCGCGCTGCTCACGAGCCGCCTCGCGGGCTTCGCGCTGGTACATGATCTTGTCCCGCTCAATAGCGGGCAGCGCCTGCCACGCCGGCGTGGCCTGCACCTTCGACATTGGCGTGCCGCTGTCGAGCATCGCGTAGACGCCGTTGACGTTGCTGGCGTTGAACTCGTTCTGCGTCGCGTCCCACGCAGCCTTGCGCTCGCGAAGCGCCGAGATAGTGGCCTGCGCCCGCGTCGGGTCGTTGGCGTACTGCTTGCGCGCTGCAGCCTCCATCTCGAATAGGTTCACGGGCTGGTTGAAGTCCTTGCCCTTGATGTTCTGCTGCCAGAGCTCGTCAGCGGTGTTGCTGCCGTCCTGCACGGCCGACACGTGGTTGAGCTTTTCCGTGATCGCGTCGTGACGCGAGGCCTCGATCTCGTCGGCGTGGTTCGTGAAGTAGGTCTGCGCAGCCTTGGCGTCGGTCTGCATCAGGCGGTTGATGATGTTCTCGTGCACGCCGGTGGTCATCTTGAGCACGCCGGGGGCGGGGTCGAGGCCCTTCTTAGCGCCGTACGCCCGAAGCGCCTCGGCGGCCTGGTCCGTGTAGACGCGAGCCTTGTCCGGGCCTGCCGTGATGGCCTGGTTGGTAAGCGCCGAGATGTTGGCCTCGAGCGCGCTGCGCTCGCCGATGTCGAGCTGCTGGTTCTCGTAGCCCAGCGCCGACTCGAGCGAGGTGTTGCGCGCGGCCGCGAGCTGCCGGGAGATGAGCCGCTGCGCCATCGGCGTGACGCCCTCGGCGTACTTGGTCTTGGCCTCTTCCCACCAGGCAGCTACCGCTGCCGAGTAGCCCTTCGCATTGGTCCCCTGCGCAGCCTTTCGCGCGCCAGCCTCCCAGGCCACGTAGTCCTGGTTGATCTTGGCCTGCGTGTCCCAGGCTTGGGTTTGCGCGTCGCGCTCGGCGACCGCCGTCATCGCGTCGCTGGCTTTTGCCAAACCGCCCGCAACCGCGCGAGCCCCCGAACTGACGTCCGGGGTGCTTGCCATCGGCATGCGGGTTTGTTCCTCGTCGACCTGGCGGGCGTTATAGATGGGGATGCTTGGCACGCTTCAACCTTTTAACCGGGTGGTGCTGTTTTCGAGTACCACTTGCTGTTCACTTGATAGGCGTCGGACGCCCCTCCGAGCAGCGACCCGAGCGCCTGGAGGTTGCCCTGGTCATTGGCGGCGTCGCCTTGCCAACGCGCAATAGAACCAGCTGACCGCGCGGAGGCCGCGTTTTTGCGACCGTTGTACCGGGCCGTGTTCATGTCGCTCTCGCCAAAGAACTCGGTAGTGTCCTGAATATCAGCCGCTGTGCCGTCGCTGAGGTCAAGCCCTGCAGCAGCAAGCCGCGTGCGCGCGGTGCCTTTCATGGCGTCCATGCGCATGCGGATCTTGTTCGCGTCCTGGTCGCCCTTCTTCTCGGCGTCCAGGGCCGCGAACTCATTCATTTTGGCGTTGTACTCGCCGACCTTCTTGTTGGTCTGCCCCTGCTGCACGGCGCTGTAGGCGCTGATGCCCGCAGCGGCCAGCATGGCAACGACGGCGTAGGTGCCAGCGGCAAAATAGGCCATTGTTAGGCTCCTTCCAACAACGCGGCATCGGCCACGACCATGCCCAGCTCGGCGTAGGTCTCGGCGGTGTACATCTCAACGAGCTTGTCGGGGTCGGTCTCGTTGGTGGGGTTAGGGTGAATCGTGGTCCAGATCGCGTCCTCGTGCGTGTGCACGACGCGCTTGGTGCCGGGCTCGGACACGAACGAATCGCCGGCGCGTAGCTCCTGCGTACCGAACTCGGTGTATACGGTCATGCGCCCCTGCGAGATGATGTTCATGTGCCGGTGGCGATGGATGCGTCCGACCACGCACGTGTCGGCGCCGAGGTGGATCTCGCGGCAGTAGACGCCGGGGGCGAAGTGATGCACCACCGGCGGCGACTCGTCCATGCGGACATCGTCGGGCAGGCTCTTGCAGATCCGCTCCAGTTTGAGGATCTTGGCCCGCGCGATCTGCGCCTGTTGCTCGACTAGGTCATACGCCACGTTCAGTCCATCTCGAAGTAGTGAAACAGCTCCCCGGTGCGGGGGTGCGGGGTGGCAGGCGAGAGCGCGAACCCGGAACGCTTGAGCCACCCGATCGCCAGGGTGTTGTCAGCGTGCACGCAGTTGTAGAGGCGCCCGAACTTCTGCCGCATCGCCTGAATGTAGCGCGGTGCTTTTGAAGCAAGTGCACGCTGGTGAACCCGCACGAGGTCCGTGCCCAGCATCCACACGATCGCCGAGGGGGTGAGCCAGGTGCCCGTGCATCGGGCGCCGAAGACGCACCCGGGCTCCCCGTCGGCGGTAGCCACGCGCACGTAGTCGCTCTGGGCAACGCACTCGCGGAGCACCTCGAGCGCATCGCCACGCCCGGCCGCCTCTAGCTCGGCTGTGTCCTGGGCGCGAAGGTTTGCGGCCAGGTGCTCCAGGTCACCCGGGTGTAGCTCCCGAAACTCAACCGCCGAGCGAGACATCCACAGCCAGCGAGAGCACCGTGAGCGGTAGCGGCTCGTCTTGCCGCAGGCACACAGACCCGTCGCTGCTCCAGTCTGGGGTGATGTCAAAGCGCAGCTCGGCTGTGCGCAGCGCCGGTGGGGAACCGTAGGGGTCTGTCACCGCTCGGGCGGGGTACTCGGTCAAACTGCTGAAGTCGGGGCCTGCCTTGATGAGCGCCGACTGCGACACTCGGATCGCCAAACCGTTCACGTTCTTTGCGCGCCCCTGCCCTGCTGCAGCGTCGACCTCCAGCGCGAGCGGCAACGTGCGCAGGTCAGTTGTATAGGCCAGGCCAACGGAGGCCTTCGCCGCTGCGTACTCGAGCGTGATGGCGCCGCCAGTCACCGTGCGTAGCGGATGCACGGCCCCGTCGGTTAGCACCTGCACGGTCTCGCCCTCGAGGTGCCACAGGCCAGACAGCGCCGTCACCGGCGTGCCACTGTAGGTGAGCCCGCTGTCGACGTAGAACGAGTCGCTCTGGTTCACGAGCACGCGTGTCTGCAGGCGCTCGATGTAGCGCACCGAGCGTCCATTTACCGTACGGCGCACGACCGCGTAGAGCGCGTCCTCGCTACCTTCGCTCACCACGGTGACAGACTCGAAGAACCCGTCCGTGTGGTGGTGGTGCCAGGCGTAGACCTGTTGCTCAGGCACGTAGGTCATGCCCAGCAGCGCGCCGTCTGAGCGTACCGCCCAGAGCGACTGCAGAGGCACGCGCACGAAGGCCATGTCCGTGATCGTGTACCCGTCAAAGAGATGCGGGGCCATGATGCTCACGTCCTCGGACGCGAACGCCTGCCGCTGCCAGTCGTAGGCGAGCTCGCGGATGCGCGCACCGAGCGACTGCACGTAGAGGATCGAGCCGCTCGTGAGCGCCGGTTGCACCTCAGAGGAGCCGGTGTAGCCCTGCGATTTAACCGACAGCGCCGCCGGTGTGATGGCCGGGCTGTTGTCGGCGAAGATGCGGAACTCTCCGCCCACGGTGAGTGCGATCAGATCGCTCAACGGCAGAAGGTGGCGGATTGCGTTCTGCTGCCGCGCGCGGATGCTGAACTTCATCGCATCGTCGTCCTGCACAGACAGTGACGAGGTAAGGTTGCTGGAGGTGCCGCTGCGCGTGGCCCACATGGTCTGAGGCTCGAGGTTCGTACCAGCAAACCAGCGCCGCTGCTCGTGGTAGGTGACCGCCGAGGGGTAGTTGTTGACGCTGCCGTTCAACGTGAAGGCGTTCTCGGGCGGTGTCTTGTCGCTGTCGGGGATGATGTTGTTGTCGCGAACGGGCGGGCCGCCCGGTACGGTCGACCCCAGATAAGCGAGCACACCGGCGCGCAGCTTGTAGATGTTGTAGCGGATCGCCCCGGCCGTGGCCGCGGGCGTGATCTCGTTGTAGTTGCCGGCCAGGCTGAGGATGTTGTTCACGTAAACGATCGACGAGGCGAGCGACTCTGTCACGCCGTCGGCGATGATGTAGGTGGTCGCGTAGCCCTGCGCGTCTACAGTGCCGGCGGTTGCCACTACGGGGGTAACCGCCGGCACGACCGGGGCAACGGGCGGGGAGAAGTCGACCGCAGTCAGGGTCCAGTTGGTGACGCCAACGCGACGCAGCTCTTTTGCTTCGTAGCTTGGGTGTGTGATCGTGAGAACGTCTGCGTCCTGAGCGATACGCAGCGCGAACAGGTCAGCCTCGTCGTAGGGCGTCGCAACGGTGTAGACGCGCGCCACCGTGGCGCCCGCAGGGGTGGCCGCAGCACCCCATAGGTCGACCACCGTGAAGCTGTTTACCAGCGTGGTGTTGACCTTCAGGAAACGCGAGCCGATGTAGACCCAGTCGCCGGCCGAGTACCCGTGGGCGGTCACGTTGACCGTGCTGCCGGCGATCGAGGTGACCGTCTGGTTGGCCTCGAGCAGCGTCGCCCCGTCGATGATGAAGCGCACGTAATGGTGGCCGAACTCGAGCACCGCCGTCTGGGCCGCAGAGAACTGGAAGGGCAGCAGGCGCACCTTGCGCGTGCTGTCCTTGCACTCGTTGATGAAGCGAAAACCGGTGCGCCGCGACGCAGGGCCGTGCGGCAGCACGATCGCGTTCGAGCACTCTGCGAGCCCCGTCTGGTACTTGGTGAGATCCAGGCGCCCGTAGAGCTCGGGGGTAATCTCCCCGCCGGCGAACGAGCGAAGAAGGTCGCGGGCCTGGGTCATAGCCGCGCCCGCATGTAGTCAGGCGTGTGCTCGGCGCGCTGGCTGGTGCTGTTGGCGTCGCTCGCCTCCGCGCGAGCGCACATCGCCATCGCAGCGTTGCGCCAGGCCTCGGCCACCTTGGCGCCGTCGAGGCCCTTGATGATCGGCCCCGCCAGATAGCTCGCCATCAACATGCCGAGCGCCGTGGTGAACATGGCGCTGAACTTGGTCGAGTCCACTACGTCGACGGTGTAGAGCAGAACGGCCTCGGGCTCGTTCGTGTAGAGCACCCCGTTCTCGATGTCGAAGTCCGCCGAGCCGCGCTCGGTGAATAGCTTGTCGAGCAGCAACCAATAGGTGAACCCACCAGAGTCGGCGATCGTCGGCCAGCTGATGCCGGCGGAGCTGATCGACTGCAGCTGCAGCACACGCAGCGCGTTCACCATGCCGGCGGGTACGAGGTACGCGTACTGCCAGATCGAGCTGGTGTTCGTGGTCTCCGCGAGCGCGACGCGGCGGCGGGCGAACGCCCAGGAGCCCTTCTCGATGAGCTCCTTGCGGGCGATCGGGTAGAAGCGTGCGCAGTAGCCCGCCTCGGCACTACCGTCAGGCGGGTTGATCGAGCTGATCTGGGTGCGGGCTCCGATGTACCCGAGACCGATGTTGCAGATGTCGACAGGAGAGCTCAAGGCTTACTCCTCTTTTCCGTAGAGCATGCCGGCGCGCTCGGCGTCGCTGGTCGAAGTCGGCTCGACCCCCAGCTCGGCCAGGACCAGGCAGATGCTCACGTCGGGCGTGTTGCCCTCTGTTGCGACCTCGTCGGCCTCCTCCGCGCTTGCCGTCACGCTGACGGCGACCGCCTTGGCCTGGAGCACGAACACCGTGCCGGGCGCGGGGATACCTTTGAGCCCGAGCTGCTCGACGAGGTCGTCGTTCAGGTACAGCCGAGGGCGGCTGTCGTAGGACGCGTCGCAGGGTGCGCAGTCGTCCCCTGTCTTGGGCAGCGTGACCATTTTCATTTTCGATGTCCTTGAAAAAAGGGCCGCTTGTGGCGGCCCTTTGTGCACGTGCCGTCGTTAGACGATCCCGTCGTCGCCCCCAGGTGCGGGGACTTGTGTTGCGGGTTTCGGCTTGGCTTTCGGCTTCACTTCAGTCTTCGGCTTCGCCTCGACTTTTGGTTTGGCCTCGGCCTGGTCGTCGAGCTCGAGCACCTCGAACCATCGACCCTCGCCACGTCCTTCGACGAGGTTGAACACTTCGCCCTCTTCGATCAGACGGAAGTGAACGCCGTCGTCCGGGTAGTACCCGCGCTCTGTGGCGCGGGCCCGGCCAATGATTTCAGTCATTGCTGGGCCCTTTCAGTTACTTGACGCCAGGCACCGTGGTGGCGATCGGGTTGTTGACTTGCACGCCCTTGGTGAAGAACGCGGTCGCCGTACCCGCTGTCGTGGTAGCCGTGCCGATGCGATACACGACGCGCAGATAGCGCTCCAGGCCCACCGGCAGGCGGCCACGGTACTGAACCGTGTTCGCTGTCAGTGCAGCCAGAGCCACAGCGCCCGTCAGCGGGAACTCACGAGGCGACGAGAACGAGCTGTTGTCGTCGGTCTGGAGCACAAACTGCACGGTAGCCGCGCCGCCGGAGGTGACCGCAGCCACGGTAGCGATCTGGAGGAACAGTTCCTCGCCAATGCCCACGTCAGCGGCCGCGCCGGTGTCGTAGTAGTTGGTGGAAACCACGTCGCCCGCAGCAGCGGCGATGGACTGCGCCGAGCTGAGCAATTCTTGAGTGTCGAGAATCATGGGGATACCCTTTCTGTGTTACTTGCTGCGGCTTAGACCACGCGGGCTTCGTTCTCGACCAGCGCGTCGACGGTCTTCACCGGCACGCCGAAGAACTGCAGCTCACCTTGCACGCTGGCGACGCCCGGGGCGCCGAACTGACCGGCGCCAGGCACGATCGCCAGAGCGTTCTGGCTCTTGTCCATCGCCATCTTCTGCAGCGCGGACTTCACCTTACGCGATGCGTAGAACACCGGAGTGCCCTTGCCCATGAAGGGGATCGTGTTCAGCGCGTCCAGCATCATGTAGATGATGTTGGTTGCGGCGGTGATCGCCTGCGTGCCCGTCTTGCCGACCAGGTCGGAGATGTCGACGTTGGCGATACGGGCCACATAGCGCCAGTCACGCAGCGACAGGCCGCACTTCCACTTCCAGATGTCAGCGAAGGCGCGGTAGCGGTCGTTGTTGCCGTCAAAGGCATCGATCTCGCCCAGATCCTTGTGCTCGATCCCGGCCTTGGAGGCCTTCGGGAAGATACCGTGCACGGTGTCAGAGCCCCAGCACACCAGCCAGATGGAGGTGTTGTCGGAGCCCGAGCCGCCGGCGTCGAGGATGTTGCGGCCGTTGGCGGCGCTCAGCGAGCTGTAGCGCGGTGCCAGGCCCATCGGACGCTCGGGGTTGATGGCTGTGTCGTTGTAGAGGATCGAGGTGATCATCGACTGGTTCATGGCTTCCAGGAAAGCCGAGGCTTCCTGCAGGCGGAACGCTGAGGCGTTGCCGTTCAGGTTCGCCAAGTCAACGTCGACTTCAGAGCGGGCTTCCAGCATGCCGCAGCCGTCATCGACCTGCGCGCGGGTGCTCTTGCTGGCGGGCACGCCCTTGTACATCTGACGCCACACGACCGTCGGCAGGCCGGTGCGCACCGTGGTGCGGTGGCCGGTGGGCAGGTTGCCCTCGACCCAGGGCATATCGTCGAGCAGCGCGTTGGTCTGCTTGAGCAGTTCGACCACGGTGGCGGTCTTGCCATCCGGATCGAGAGTTTTTGCGAAGTCCAGCAGCGTTACAGCGCCGGCTTTGGAGGGTAGTGCAGCCATTTGTAGTTACCTCGTAGGGTTGCTATTTACGATTTGCCGTAGAGGATGTCTTCAGCGGATCGGGGTTCCGGCGAATTGCCGCCCTTGCCGCCAACGAACGAGTCCTCGCTCATTGCTTTACCGACCTTCAGCGCCAGCTTGACCAGCTCGGGGTGGTTGCCCAGCCCGGTCGTGTTCAAGTAGCTCTTGAGCTCCGGTGTCCCAAAGGTGTCGATGACCTTCTTGGCAGTGGCCTGGTTCTCAGGTGTGCCAAGTTCTGGGTCCGCCGCTACGGCGTCGCTCCAGCCCTTCACCATGTTCGCGTGGCGCTCGAGCAGTTGCTGTTCTCGGGCGATGCCGATGTTGACCAGCTTCTGCGCGTTCTCTTGCGAGAGGTTCAGCTCTTTCGCGACGGCCGTGAAATCAGCGAGACGTGTCTCATCAACCTCAACGCCCTCGGGCATCTCGAACGTGTACTCGACTACCTGGTCCTTGGACTCATCGGGCTTATCGCCTGACTCGTCTTTCGGTGTGTCCGGGTTTGCGGGTGCGTCCGGGTTTGCCGGTGCTGCAGGAGCGGGGGTTGCCGCTGCGTCAGCTTCTGCGTTCTGCGTGTCTACGGCAGCGTTGTTGGTGGCTGTGCTGCTGTCTTGCGCGTCACTCATTTAAATTCCTTCAACAGGCGTAGGTATCCATCGGGTGACGCCTCAAGCAACTCGGCTTCGAGCCACAGGCCGACGTTTTGCTCGCCAGCCTTGAAGGCCATCGTCGAGCCGTTCGTGTGGAACGGTGTGTGACGATAGCCAGTGCGCTCGAAGATCCGGGTCGCGATTCGGCGGCCCTGGGCATGGCCCATCAACCACTTCAGGTCTTCGATTTCCTGCTCTCGCCGCAACCGGGCCCTGTCGGCATCCGCCGTGGCCTGGTCTTGGTCTGTTTGCAGTTGATCGAATGGGTCTGTCATGGCAACGCCGCGATTGTGAAGCGCGGGCTGCGCAGCACGTGCACGGTTAATAGGTTGCAGCTTGGGCGGCACCGCACAGCAGCGCAGCCAGGAGGATGAGGGGGCGCATGGTTTAGTACGCCGGCAGTGCCTTGCGAAACGCAACTCGGCCAACCCGAATCACCGCGCTCGCCGCATTGTTGAATTCGCCGTGCACATACATACCCAAATCCGTCATGCCGGCAGGTATGGTGATCGTCGGAGAAACGAGCACCAGGCTCAGAGCCGAGGTGCCAGGGTAGGCAATATCGTTTGAACCGTTACCGGGGAAGATGCTCGGGCCGTTTCCTGAGCTGCTTGCCGAGTAGGTGTAAAGCCCGATGTTTCGTAGGCCTGAGAACCCGGAATCCACCGTAATGGACACTTCCATCGTGATCTTATCGCCGACCGCGAAGGGCGACCCGATCAAGTTTCCGGCTTGGTACAGGTCGAACGCCTGCCCAGCCGCGCTTGATGCGCATGTGAGAACCTGATCGTTGCCGAAACCATCAGAGCGCGCAGCGATTGATCCAATGCAGCCCGCGCCCGCATTACCTGCGAGCGTGGACGTGCAAGACCATCCGGTATTGATGCTGCCAGTGACCGTGCCCGCCTTGCTGCCTGCTGTTCCGTCAACCATCAATGGACGCATACCATTCGTCGATTGCGTGTTGTTGCCGTAATAGTCCTGCACGCTGGACACGAGCTTGCGGGCGAATGCTCCAAACCGCGCGGCGAGACGTGGCGCAAACAACTTTCCGACCGTGTACGCACCAAGGTTTGTAAAGTGCGTGTTATCGCGCAGCATGTTGGTAGCTGCCGCTTGAGTCGTGCTCGTCGGGTCAACCAAAGCACCAAACGAATCGACCGCCTCACCCTGGGCTGAATTGGCCCAGTACTGCTTTATCCATTCGTTGACCGTCAGAATGTCTTTTTGTTGAGCAGTCGCGATGGTCGGGCGAGGTGTGATCGTGAATGCGTAGACATAGACGCTTTTTGCCTTGCACTTTTCGTACATCGTGCGCAGGTTTGCAATCACTGCCGCCGCTGTTGCTGGCGAGGCACCGCCCAAGTCATTGGTGCCCGCCATGATCGTCGTAGCACCAAGCGCATATGTGCTCAGGTATGCATCAATGCGAGCGAGCATGTCTGTCGTCGCGTTGCCTGCGACGCCAGCATTCACGACGATATTGCAGGGCCACCCTGCCAGCGCATTAGCCCAGATCGCCCAGCCGTAGCTCTTGAACGAAGTCGGGATGGCAACCGGCCCGCCCATATCGTTGGTGATCGAGTCACCGAACAATCCGAGGTTAGCGTAGTACGGATAACCGACAGCAGCCGCCACCGCTGCAGGTGTAGCTACCTCCTGCTCTTTACCGTTGCGGTCCAACACCCCAACCCACGCGCCGGTGGTCGGGTCGTACAAGTCGGCGGTCTCGCCTACGCGGTAATTACTCATTTCACACCTCTGAAGGGCTTGGGCTGTTGTAGCCCGTAAACATATTCAACACGTCACGGGCGTTGCTCGTGTCAACGCTCGCCATGTCCTTGGCGGCGCTCGCCATCGCCGGGGCGTTGGCCGCTGCCTGCTGGGCTGCTTTAGCCTTCTGCTCGGCCGCAACTGCCTCGCCCGCCACGTCATCGGGGACGATGATCTTGGGGTTCACGCCGTACATATCGGCGTAGTCGTCGATGACCTGCATGGCGTCGATCTTGTGCCGGGCCTCGGGCCACAGGGCGCTGATCTGGCCCACGGTCCCCAGCAGCCGATCCACGCCCGCCGCGGCAACCGCGCGCTGGGCCTGGGCGAGGCTGCTGATGAACTCGATGTCGATGTCCATGCCCTCGAGCTCTTTGGGCGGCGGGGGCAGGATGCCGGTCTCCATCATGCGGTCGAACACGATGTCGACGAGGGGCGCGAGGAGCTCGGTCTGGAGGCGCTCGAGCACAGGCCCGAGCACGATCAGCTTCTCCTCGTGACGCTCCACGATCTCGCGCGCCGTGGTGCCGCTGCGGTCGTCGTCCTTGAGCATGAGGAACAGGTCGGCGTAGTAGGCCTGGTTGATGCGCTTGCGCACGTCCTCGATGTCGTAGGTGAGGTGCTGCAGGTTGATGTTCACGTCGTAGGCCGAGCGCACACCGCCGCCGGGGGAGGTGGCGTCGACAAACATCACCCCGCCGGGCATGCGCTTGGTGGCCTGGTCCTTGTACTGCGTGGGCACCTGCAGCGGCGGGTTGACCATGTAGTCGATCGCCTGGGCCTTGCGCAGCTGCATGAGCTGGAGCTGCTTCACGTCGCCCTGGCAGTCCATGCCTGGGCTGCGGCCATAGGTGTCGTTGGCTGTCACGACCACGCGGGGCGCGAGCACCGGGAAGCGCTTGAAGCCCGACTCGCCCAGCATCTGATCGCGGCCGAGGTCGCTGCCCGGCTCGAAGTAGAACGATGCGAAGGGCATGTTCTTGTTGTCTTGCTTGGTGCGGTCGCGGTCAGCGCGCGGCTCCGCGCAGTGGTAGACCTTGACCCAGGCGTCGAGGTTGCCGCTCTTGAAGAGGTTCTGCACGGCCATGCTGCAGTTGCCGAGCCCGAACTGCTTGACCATCTGTTTGACGGTCATGTTGAACTCGCGGTACATCGTGTCGACCACGCCCTTGTCGTTGACCGCGATCGCGTACTCACCGATGGTCAGAGGGTAGTTGTGGATGATGTTGTCGAAGTCGGGCATCACGAAGTTCGCCCAGGTGCCAAAGGCCCCGAGCTCTTCGTAGCACTGGTGCAGCGCGTTGTAGGTGTTGCTGGCCGCGAAGATCGAGCGCGCCATCGCGGTCGCGCCGTGCAGCCACTCCTTCACGTTCTGCTTCTCCAGGAGATCGGAGTCGCGCAGCGACATGCGGAACCATGGCCGCGCCGGACTGGTCATGCCCGACATCATCCCGGCGGCGTAGGTGCGGTGCGCGAACAGCGCCGTGTTGTCGTAGATGTTCTGGTTCTTCTTGTAGCCCTTGTTCGCATCCGTGACGATGAAACGCGAGGCACGCGGGAACTGGTACATGGCGATGTCGCGCCACTGCGAGTCCCAGCTACTGCGCTCAGTCCAGAGTGCAGTCTTGCGTTTGAGCAACCGATCGCGGGTGGACTCGGCCATTACGAACCCAGTAGCGTGGACGCGCCAGTGTTCGCGCCCAGGGCGCTGCCGTCCGGCCCGGTCAGCACGGTGCCAGACGGTGCCACCTGAGCGGCCTTGCGAGCGCGACGGCGGATGTCCATCGTCGACGCCTGCTGCGACTCTTGAGCCTGCTTGGGCTCGGGGAGGTCAGGGGATGAAGTGCACAAGGTGGCCTCGCGTGTGGAATGGCGCAAATTTATGCGCGATTCTCAGACCGCAGGCCGCCGGCACGTGCACGGTCAGCCGAGTGCAGCGAAGGGGTCGTAGTCCGTTGAGCCGCCGTCGTAGCTGCCGTCGCGGTGCGCGAGCGCATCGAGCGGGTCGTGGCCGAGCACCGTGGCGGCGTTGTTCGTAGCCCTCAGCGTGTAGGCCTTGGGCACGTCGACGTTGGCGAGCACCACGGCGGTCGCGCGGTCGGGGCTTCGCCCGATGCGCTTGATGATCTCCTCGCGACTCTCGACCTGGATCTCGCGGCCGAGCACCTTGTAGCGAGGTGCGCAGAGCTCGGCGAGCAGGTCCGGGTCAGGCGGCAGCGCGATGCCGGTGTCGTTGACCGGGTCGAGGGCTTCGCGCAGCGCCCACCACAGATCCGTGCGCAGGTTGTTGAACTTGAGCCGCCCGCTCTTGTCCACGGCCCGTGACGGCGCCTCGGACACGTTCACGCCCCACACCTGAGCGCCCGTGCGCTTGATGCTGTCGTAGGGGCTCGCACCCACACCGATCACGTCGATGTTGATGGGCGCATCATCGCGCCGGCGTACGAGCACGCTGGCTGCGCACTTGTCGCCGTCGTCGGTCTCCTTCTTGGGCACCTTGACGAGCGGCGCGAACCACTTGCCGTGGAGCTCGGTGCGATGCCGCGTGCTGATGATCGTGTCATCGCGCCCACCGCGCGCAACGTCGACGCCCATCTGGAGCATCTCGCCCTTGGGTGCTCGCTCCTTCCAGCGGGCCATTGCTGCCTCAACCCAGGCCGTGGGGCATACCTGCCAGATGTCGTCTTCCATACCTGCCTCGAAGTCCCCGTAGAGCATCTGAGACCGTAGCGGCTCGGGGAGCGCCTGCAGCTGGCTCATGTAGTTCGTGCCCACCAGGTAGGGGTTGTCGGTGACACGCGAAGGAATGAACGTCCGCGACTGCGGTGTGATGATCTGCACCGGCGAGTAGTCGGCTGGGTTGAACTCGTAGACGCGCTCGCCGTTGATGAGCACGAACTTGCGCCCGTCCTCGACCCACACGTCCTTGCCATCGATCGCAGCCACATAGCGCAACTCGCCCGGCTTGGCGCGACCGCCTGGGCCGACGTACTTCTTGTCGAGCCACGGTGCGAAGAAGGCGATGATCCATCGCCCCTCTGCGGATGTCGGCGGGTTGAACGTGAGCAGCGTTCGCACAGGCTGCGACGCGTCCACAGTCCGCACCCAGCCCATCAGGAAGCGCACCTGGGACTCGAGGAAGTTGGCCGCCTCGTCGATGATCAACAGGTCCTTGGCGCGGCCCTGGAACTTCTTCTCGTCGCCGAGGTTGGGCGCTGAGCAGAACTCCATGAGCCTGCACTTGCCGGCTGGGTTGCGCCAGATCGGTGGCTTACCGCCCAGGCCATCGCGGTGGCCGACGATCTCGCTCAGGCGGTCGATGATCGCGGTGAGCTCCGTGCCCTCACGGCGGAACACCTGCACGACCTGGTGCTTGGTGATACTGAGCCCGCAGGCCAGGTCGGTCTTGCCGCCCCCGGCCGCGCCCCCAAAGCCCACCACGTCGGCATTGCTCTCGAAGGCCATCTGCTGAGGCCCGGGCAGCGGCACCCAGGGGCGCTCGCTGAGCTCCGCCTCGATGAGCTGCGCGTACTCGATGCGCTCCTCCGGCGTGAGATAGGCCTCGAGGGCCAGCAGGTCGGATGCCTTCACACGATATCGTCGGCTGTGAGATCACCCGCTGCAGCGTCAGCATCGCGCCGTGCTTCGGCCCTGCGCACCAGGGCTGCGAGACGCTGAGCGCGCTTATCGGGGTCGTGGCTCAGGGACTCGATGGGGCCACCATTGGGGCCGCTGATCTCCTGGCGATCCGTGCCAAACACAGCCGCACGGCGACCCTTGAGAAGCATCGCAAGCAACGCGTCACTGGGCTTGCGTATCGTGAGCCACTTGAGCGAGCCGTCGGGGTTGCGGGCCTGGCGCTGCCGCTGTGCGGTCTTGATCGTGATCTCGCCCGTCGACTGGTCGATGTCCTCGTACTCGTAAGCCTCCATGACGACGCTGCCGGCGCTGTCGTACTCCCAGACAGGGGTGAGGTTGCCCTGGTACACGATCGGCTCTTCTACGCCGTCTATGGCCCGCCGGCGGGCTTCGCGCTCAAGCAGATCGGCGCTGGCTTCTTTGGCCTCGTCCCAGGCGGCCTTGAAGTCGATGTCCATCTTGGCCCGGTTCATCGGTGTGCTGAGGCTGATGCGCGCGTGATCGCAGGCCTCGCTGTGGGTACAGCCGCTGGCAACTGCTTGCAGGTAGGGTTGAATCCATTCGAGTGACATGCTGCGGACTTTAGCGGCGCGCTGATGTCCCACGTGCACGACGCCGGTGTGCGGCCTGACCGCGCCGACGGCCCGAGAAGATCATCGACACGCAGCTCTTGGACACCTCGAACTTTTCAGCGAGCTTTGCATAGCTCCAAAGTTTTGGGTCTTCGCTTCGCAGCTCGTGCATGAGATCGATGTCGTGATCCGTGAGAACCGCACCCGGATGCGATTCGCCGACGAGGTCGCCGCGCTCGTTGACCCAAACCCAATTCGCTGCAACTTTTTGCATAAATACCTCGTAAATCAGGTTTGTCCCCTCGTCCCCTGCTTTGACCCCTTTTTCCCTATTACGCTCTTAGAGAGTTTTTCCGTAAGCCTCTATAGTAAAAAACACCTCTACTTAAGGGACGAGGGGACAAATTCATTCGCTCAACAGCCTCACCCCAATCACCCAGCGCACTTTTCTGCGCGTTTGCGGCTCACGCCCCTCCTCCACCCGGCCACCCGGTATCAAACGGCGCAACTCTTCTGCAAATCTTTGCTTACTTAGCGGGAACAGCCCGCTCTCTTGGCAATAATTGCGATACGCGCCATACAAGCCATCACCAAAGCCACCCGCCAGCGACTCGCGAGCCGTGACATCAAACTCGCAATTTTCTGCAAGAAACTGCCCGATTCGGTCCTGCTCGCTTTGGTAATCGCGTGACGCCGCGAGCACGATGTCGGGTGGTTGGAGCCCATCCATGAACCACTGGAGGGCTCCGCGAACGATCCACGCGAGCACGCCGGCGGCCTCGTTCTTGAGCTGCTCGGGCACGGTTGTGTCCTTCACAAAGTGCGCACGCCCGGCGGTCACCTCCTCCACACTCGCCCAGCGCGCCAGATAGGGCACCAGGATCACGCGCCTCCAGATGCCCCCATCCGTGCCCTTAATAACGGGCTTATGGTTCGTGAGCAGCTGGAGCTTGTGAGTGGGGTCGAACTCGAAGAAGTCAGCACGCATGTAGCGAGCCTTGACCTTGTCCGAGCCGGTGAGCATCTTGACCACGTCCTCGCGAAGGTGGCCGCCCTCGCTGGTCTCGTGCGAGGTCACCATGCGCCGCCCAAAAAGGTCGGCGATCTCGGTGGGGTGGCGGTCATTGGGCTTGCCCACCATCAACCCCGGCGCTGCCGTGCAGGCGTAGTCGCCGAGCACGAGCGCAACCGTGTCGATGATCGTGCTCTTGCCGTTCGAGCCCGAGCCATAGTGAACCGCGAAGCACTGCTCGCGCGTCGAACCGGTGGCGCAGTACCCAAACCAGCGCTGCAGGAACGACGCCAGCGGCTTGGTGGTCATGCCGCTCTCGAGGGTCACCTTAGCGACCACGTCCTCCCACACGGCACTGCGTGCGTTCGGGTCGTAGGCCACGGGGCAGAGCTTGGTGATGTAGTCGTCGGGGTCGTGGGGCTTGATCTTGCCGGTGCGCAGGTCGACCGTGCCGTTGGTGCAGTTGAGCAGCCATGGGTCTCGGTCGATCATGCTCTCGTCGACGTGGAGCATGCGCTTGGCGAGAGCCACGGCACTGTCGATGGTCGAGCGCATCTCGCTCTTGGCGGCCCACTTGGTGAGCGCGTCCGCGATGTCGTTGTTCTTCTTGAGCTCGTCGCCGCTGCTGGCGACCTTGGCGCGCCACTCCTTGGCCTCCTCGTGGAGCATGGCCGATAGTCGGCAGGCGCAGCGGTAGACCTCGGATAGGTCACGCTCCCAGCGCTGCCCCGTCCACGCGTACCAGTTGTCGGCGACCACGATGAGGCGCTTGCCGAATGCGCGCGTGATCCGCACGGCGTTGGCCTGGTCCGTGGTGAGGTGGTGCGCCGAGGGCAGCCCCTTGCGCTTGACAGCCGGCGCGTCGGGCTCGAAGTCCGGCTGGGGCTCGAACTGGTCAGTGGTCCAGCCGATCGCACTCAAGAACTCCTCATCTGAGCGGTGAGCGCAGGAGGCGTGCAGGCACTTGTAGTGGCCGCGATCGAAGCCCCCCACGCCGGCTGGGAACCAGGTCGACTCACTGGGGCCGCTGTCGCTGCTGTGGCCTGACTTCCAGGGGCAGGTGACGTAGACCTTGCCATCGGGCGACCAGTCCCGTACCCAGCCGTTCTCGTCCAGGTAGCTGACCACGTCGTCCTTGATCGCTGCGGCCGTGCGCGCCTCGATGGGGCGCATGCCCTCGCGCACCTCGGTGCTCTTGCCGTAGATGTCGGCGAGCATCGCCCATAGGGCCTCGAAGTCAGCGTGGCTCACTTCAGGGAAGCCGCCCAGCACGTCGAGCACCTCGAGGCCCTCCCACTCGTAGCGGGAGCCGCTCGGGTGGGTGCCGTGGGCGATGAACTGCTGACCGGTGGCGAGGAACTCGATGAGCCCGTGCTCGCTCTTGATGATCCGCTTCGTGTAGTCGCCGGGCAGCGAGAAGGCCAGGAGGCACTTGCCGCTGTTGCCGCGACCACGCCGGGGGAGGTAGCCGAGGATCATCTCGACGATCTCGGCGATCTTGTTGGCCTCGTCCTCGTTGTCGATATCGATGTCGATGGCGCGCACGTTGCGGGTCTGGATACAGATCCCGAGCTTGTCGTCCTGCGCCCAGCCCTGCACCTGGCGGGGCGTGGTTTTCTGGTCGGTCCACTTGGGGATCCCCACGGCGTAGCCCCCAGCGATGCGGCTCGGTGTCTTGCCGAGCCCCTGTAGCTTGCTCTCGGGGTGGATCGGCACAGCGGTGTCGCTGACCACGGGGAGGAGGTCTTGGGTGAGATCAGCGGCGACCAGGCGGTCCCACTGGGCTTGCGTTGCTCCGACGGCCATTGGCGTGGCCCTTTCTATGAGGTGATGAGAACCTGGGATAGGGGCTGGCCGCCAAGCCCCGCTGCCTGCTCAGCGGTGCCCCTATCCCAGGTTCTGCAGGGTGGAAGAACTACGAGGGGTCGGACTTTAGCAGTCCGTAAAGGCGGGGGCTAGTTGGCCCAGGGGCTGATAACGGCGCTCATCACGCCACCCCGCCCGCTGTTGCCTTGAGTGCCAGGATGGCGCGGGCGAACTTGGTCGCTTTTAGAGTTGGTCGCGTAATCTCGTAAGGCCCGCTTTCGTAGCTCGTCTTTACAGTGCCGATGCAGCCAGAATCAACAAGGCACTTGACCAGATCAGACTCACTCCCCGCCAGCGCCGGGCTCAGTGATGGGTGTTGCGGGTAGTGGTTGCCAGTGGGTGGGCTCAGACAGGCGCCGCATATACCCGCCATGCACCCAGCAGTTCTTTTTAGCAAACCAGTAGCCCCCGCCGATCTTTACGGATGAGTCTTGGCAGAACAATAGAATGTGCGACCCATCTTTCGGCGCAGTCTCAATCGGCTGCCACGCACTCAGCGGCAGCACTGGCGCTGGTGGGTCGGCATCGAGCAGAGACCTTAGCCAGGCAGCAACAGCTTGATAACCGCCGTCATTGGTGTCAAGAGCGGCAATAGATCGGTCAATTCTCTCTTTGGTTATTAGTCCAGCCGGCACCGCTGCCGCTTGCTCAGTTGTAAAGGGTTGGTTTACTACTGAGGCTTGCTGCGCCTGGGGCTGGGTGAGGGCGGATTTCTTTAGCTTCGGCAGAACGTGGTCAAGCGCATACTGCAACAC